ATGAATCTACGTTTGCCATATATAATCACCTCAAAGTTTTATTCCCGAGCCTAATAATGGCTTCATTAATGTTCGATTTATGTTGTTTATAGGTCTGCGTAAAAGTCTACGCCCGATATTAAAGGTTGCCGCCGTTGTTGCAGCTCCGACGGCCATAGGAATAATATTATTCTGTAGATTTGTCGCCATTGTAGAAGTAGCAACGCCGGGGTTTTGAACTATATCAGATAAAGAAATGGCTCCCGTTCCCGTATAGCCGGTCATCATGCCTTCTGCATCAAATGTTGAGGCGATGTCTCCTTTTCCAGTAATTAAACCAGCAATTCCGGTTCCCGCTATACCTCTTGAAAGGATTTCAGCGTATGTTAATGATTCTAATGCGTTTAATAATTTGAAAGACGGTCTGCGACGACTTCTTTTTCTCTTAGCCATGTATCTCCGACCTGGATCCGACTATTAATCCTTTTTAGCAAAAAGTCCTTTTTCGTCTTTTTTAGGTTGAATTAATATCGGTTGTTGGTTTTGTGTAGCAATATTTGAAATCATATTTGCGATTGCCTGTTGAACTGGCGAAATTGGTTCGCCGTTGGTTGATAATCCCGTAGATTGAATAGCCAGAGCTAGTTTATTGTCAATACTTTCCTCTAAATCTTCAACATTTTCTCGAATTTCGCGATTTAATTGTGAAAAAAGCCATAAAATGACGAAAATTTCAAAAATACTGGCGATTATTGTTATAGTATAGCCTTCAACCATGCCCCAAAGCGACGCGACCTAGCCCTAAAAAGGTTACTTTGGCCTTATTCTATTATTATTATTGATTATCATATAATAATATATATATATATACAATATTAGTAATAATTAATGATTTTAATACAACGGGTTGTAATAAATACACTTATAACCCCTATAGATGTCGGAGATTCATGCACCCGCAATATGAGACAATCAAACTTTTGAAAAAATTAAGAGATAATAACGATATTAGCCAATATCATTATTGTTTAATCATTGAACAATTAAGAAGAGATAGAAAAAAGGTGATACAAGGATGAAAAAATGCTTAGAATTATGGGCTGGGGATTCGACGGGTTTAGAAGGTGCTAGAACTCTTTCTTTATCTCATGTTAAAATTACAACTGTAGAAATTAATCCCGAATTTGAACCCACTATATGCAAAGATATTCTTGATGTTACAGTTGAAGAAATTAGGCATAAAATGAAATTAGCTCCAAATGAAAAACCGTTTTTTATCTGGGCTTCGCCCGATTGTTCGGTATTTTCTGTTGCCGGTTTCGGTCATGGTCACTTTAGTCGAGATAATTTGTTTGATACGCCTCAACCAACGTCTGATAAGGCAAAAGAAATGGTCATTAGGCACAAACACACACTTGATTTAATCATGGCCTTAGACCCGGTCTATTTTGTCATTGAGAACCCTCGTGGATTATTGCGAAAGATGGACTTTATGCAACATCTACCCAGAGAGACAGTTACATATTGTCAATACGGAGATTTTAGAATGAAGCCAACTGATTTATGGGGAAGATTTCCGGCATCATGGAATCCTAGACCAATGTGCAAAAATGGAGCCCCATGTCATGAGGCAAGCCCGCGAGGTGCTATGCGTGGCACTTCTCGATTAAGTCACAGAAAGAGGTCGCATATTCCTTTAGAATTATCAGAAGAAATATGGCAAGCGGCATTGATAGATAATGGCGAATGTCGAAGATCTTTGGGGGATTTTGTATGAATCCTGAAATGAATCTTTTAATTCATCAACTACAAGCAAATATTGAAAATATTATTATTGCTGAATATCGAGAAGATTATGCAATATTACACGAAGTAAAGTCATTATCTATTAACGGCAATTGCATACAATTAAACCTTCTAAAAGACGGTGAATCAAGATGAATCTTAGATGTAGAAATTGCCGGGCTGTTTTCTTAGTAAATAGTTTTGAAGATGTTAGAATAATTCAAGCAATGTCATGTCCAGAAGGTGCGGGTCATAAATTATCAGAGGTGGCATAAATGTCTAGGATAATAAGAACTGTATCATTATGCAAAAAAAGCGACGAGTTAGCGGGATTAAAACCAAATTTTTCTCGATGGGTTAGGGAACAATTAATTTCTTCTGATGAAACAAGTTCTAATTCTCATGTGACTTTAGCCGTGTTTAGAGAGCGAGGAATATGCAACCCTAGTGCTTCACCTAGATGTGCCATTTGTTTCCCTTACGGACGTCCTCAAATGGTCGATGTAAAGCAATGGAACCATGAACATAACTATGTTAACCATGAAGGTCAACATACGTTGAAGATTGGAGCTAATGAAAGACTACAAGAAATTACAAAAAAAAAGTTCAAGAAAGACGATACAAAATCTTCGTCAGATATTTCAAATATTCAAAACGATGGCAAAAAAACCAACGTCGACGAATTAATTATTCCCGAAAGAAAGTATCTAAGAAGAGCCGTTAAATGGGCATTGAATTTTATTTAGAGGCCGCCGAGAAGTGCGTCAATATCGTCGGGTATTCCGTTTTGATTCCTGTCATTAGGGTCAATTGGTTCGGGTGTCGAACCCGGAATATATCCCGGCCAACCGGGATTAACTGGTGGAAAAAATGGATTTTGATTTTGTCCGAAACCGGGATTTGTCGGTGGCAATGGAAAGACAGCGGGTGGTCTAGGTGCCGGCAAATATGGGCTAGGAATCACAAGACCTGGATCCAGGTCTTGAACAATATTTTCATTATTAGAGGGCAAATTAAGTTGATTGCCTAATAATAATCGAACGAATTCAATCGCACCTTGAACGGGCGTTAATTTCATTCTTGATTACCTCGAATTTTTTCTATTGCCCAATAAGTTCGCAACATAAATGCAGTATAAGCTCCTGTCACTTTAGGATTCTCAATTGCCGTAGTTTGAACTTCCGAATATACTTCTTCTAAGCCCTCAACGGCTACTGTGCCGAGGACAGCCCCGAATACAGGATTGCCAAAAAATAAACCGGCAATACCCCCTATTCCGGCACCAACTATATTCTGAACTTCTAGCCAATCGCTCAAGTCTTGACCAATGAGAAATTCTGTAACGCTTCGCCAATCTTCTGGCAATACTCTATCGAGAAATAATCCAATTGCCGCACCTATTAATAGAACAAACGATACATCGGACAAAGCCGAAACAATGGGCGTTGATACGTTCTTGAAATTGTATGAAGTAACTGCGTCTGAAAAGATTTGACGTTCGTAGGTTCCGAGAGTTATCCTATGTTCGATAACTTTCTCTGTTGGTTTTCTGGGCATTAGTAACCCTCAGAATCGCATTCATACGCAATACTACGATATTCAACAGTTCCATTAAAGTTAGTAGTTGGTGCAAATCCTAACAGAATTGCACCCGGTGGAATAATAATTTCAGCAAATGCCCCTTTAACTGGCATCCCCGCATATGTTAGTGGTGTCACTATTGTTGATCCTGTAATAGCGGCCGCTACTAATCCTACAACAAATGCTTGATTCTCTATCATTGAATATGAACCGTCAATTAATTTTGAAGTGGTTGATGGCAATATTGCTAAAGTGATTTCAGTATTTGCAGTATTAGTTCCGTTAAATATGGCTAATTGAATTATCTTCAATGCTTTATCTGGTGGTGCTTGTAATATTGGATAACCGTAAGCGGCATCTAAACCCGGAGCTGTAGTCGAATAATAATGAAACTTTCCTAAAGAGGCCATTTTAGCACCTCTTATCAGCCGCTCGCATTATTTCTCTCATTCTTTTAATTCCCATTAATTCGGCTTCATATAGAAGTTTAGTGGCTTTCTTAATTGCCATTGCCTCAGCCTTAGAACTAATTTTCATTCTAGCCCTTGCTCTCTTAGAGATAGCCATTTTAATCACGCATCTGTCCTAAATACAACTCTAGTGTTAAGTGCAATTTGAGCCATGCAACTTTGATAAAGTCCTGTATCAACTGCCGGGTCATTTGGGGTTACTGAACCAATAGGCGTTCCAGATCCGTTCAAAAAGTAAATCGGTGAACTGAAATTAGTTGCATTGTTTCCGCCCATAGAGAAAGCATGAGTCACAACACGACCTTGAAGAGTTTCGCCAATTGATTGGCCTGTTAATACAGATACTAACTCATGTTCGCCAGCACCAGCGGGTGTGACACTAAAACAATGATATTCACCGTTAGAACATGCAACAGATAAACCGACTTCTCTATCTGCAACAGCGTTAGCCATTACAATAACTGAATCACCAGAGACTAGAGATTTAGGATAAGGTAGGGATCCAGGTAAACCCATTCCAGATGATAATCCCGAAACAGGTAGAGCTAATTTGATTTTACCCGCTGAACGGACATAAGCATAAGTTACGTCATTTTCAGCACTAACGCCCGCCGCCATAACGACAGGATTAGGTAGGGATTGAGTTGCGAAGGTTCCAGCCGGTTGAGCCGATCCTACAAAGTTAACGTCAGTCTGAATTTCGTCCTCTGTGGCCTCTGTGAGGGCTGTATTAGCCAAAGGAACGACTGCCCCGCCACGCATAGTTAATTGTGCATATGAATCTACGTTTGCCATATATAATCACCTCAAAGTTTTATTCCCGAGCCTAATAATGGCTTCATTAATGTTCGATTTATGTTGTTTATAGGTCTGCGTAAAAGTCTACGCCCGATATTAAA